TTACAGAAAGATATAATTATATACCTAAACCATTAAAAGTAAAGGATATAAAACCATTGCCAGTGAGTTTACAAGTCTACTATGGTAATGGTTTATATATTTATAAGGATGTAAAGAAAGCAGAGAGGTACTTTGGTGGAATAGATACATCAGCAGGATTAAAACAAGATGCATCATCTATTTGTGTACTGGATAGTTCAGGGGAGCAGGTGGCAACATTTAATCGCAATGATGTACCAGTATATAAATTTGCTCAAATTTGTTATGATTTAGGCTATTATTTTAATTATGCATTGCTATTGCCAGAAAGAAATACATATGGATTAGATTTAATTACTAGATTAAGGAAAGAAATGGGATATATTAATGTACTCAGAAATAAGCATTTCGATAAGATAACAGGCAAAAGCAAGTATGATTATGGCTGGTATACGGACAATGTAAGTAAAAGTAAATTGGTCATGGACTTAAAAGAGGTTTTTGAAATGGGCATGATATTGGTCAATGATAGAGACACATTGGATCAGATGCGTATATTTCAGGAACATAACGGAAGTTTTGGAAATGCCAAAGGAAATGATAACCATGATGATCTAGTGGATAGTTTGAGCCTTGCAGTACAAGCGTTGAAGAGTGGTAAGAGTTATGTATAAATCCGTTCCGACTCTCAGGCAGATCAAAACTCAAAGTTGAGTTCTGATAGTTCAAAATCGGATAGTCATATCTGTGAAAAAGTAGAATCCAAAGTTGGATTATGCTATTAGTCAAAAAGACTATAACTTTAAAAGTCCTACAAGAACATTCAAATTTGCAAAGGCGAAAAATTTCACAACTTTGCAAAATGAATGTAGGTCATTTCCCAAAGTTGTGAAATGTAAAATAGATATGTAATGTCCTTTTAGAACTTTACATAATATAAATCCTTTGAGGATATTACAGATAGAAAGGAAGTTTGATAAATGAATTTAGAAGAATATATAAATTTGTATTATAATGGAAAGTCAACGTGGTTCCAAGATGAATGTAATAAATACATACATCAGGATCGAATTATGAATATATTGAATATACAAGAATATTTAGATGGCAGCCATGCAATACTTAATAGAGCCGATACAGTTTACAATGGTAGGACTTTTAAAACTACTAAAATATGCTTGCAATATGCTAAACCTTTATTAGCATTTCAGAAGTCATTTTTGCTGAAGAATCCAGTAACTTTGACCTGTGAGGATACAAATACTTTACAGCAGATCAATGATGTATACAAGCAGGGAAGATTTAACAATACAGATAGTAAAATACTTGACAAGATAAATAAATATGGTATGATTTCAGAGTATTTATTCATTGATGATAATGATATAATTAAAAGTAAATTGATAAGGCCAGAGGATAGTTATCCTGTATTCACCGATACGGGGGATTACGTATGCTTTATAGAGCATTACACGATACAAGCCAGTAGTATAAATTATTACAATGTGTTTTATACAGATAGAGTGGAACAGTGGGACAATCAGGGCGGTAATGGCTTATATTTAAAGAATACATATAAAAATTTGAGTGGTTTGCCAGTGCTATATATTAAAAGAGAAAATGAAGAGGATATAACACAGGGCAGAAGTGATTTAGAAGACTATGTCAATATCATTGATAAGATGGAAGATTTGCTTAGTAAATACCATGATTCATTTTATAAATTCCTTAATCCGATCCCAGTCGTGACAGGGACTAAATTGAATATAGATAAAGATGGTAATGGTGCTATAGATAAGAAGGTTGTAGGGAATGTTATGCAATTAGATAATGATTCATCATTTGATTTGGTATTGAGTAAGATGGATATAAATTCATTAAAGGAACTATATAAGATATTAATGAATAGTCTACTTGATATATCGATGACACCGTCTATTGCAATGAACGGGAGCAGTAATCCTGCTAATCTGGCAGAGGAATCAATACGAATGATGTATACATTACCAGTATTAAAGGGTAGTATGTCTGCTGAATACTTGAAGCAAGGTTATTATAGTAGGTGGGAACAGATAGAGAAGTTATTACAGTATAAAGGTATTAATGTAAATGGTTTGGTTGATTGTACCTTTAACATGAGTATACCATCAAATGAAACAGAATTAGTAAATAATATTGTGAACTTATATAATAATAAATTAATGAGTATTGATAGTGCAATAGAACACAGTCCTTATGTGAACGACATAGAGACAGAGATCAAGACAATACAGACAGGGCAAGAGGTAAGCAAGGAGGATAACCAAGGTACTACTGTAAATAAAGGTACTACTACAGAAAAAGGAACTACTTCAGAAGATAAAGAGAATAATATATAAACAATTAATATTAAGTAATAATTATTACTTAATCAGAAATGAATTAGATATATAGAAGTTATTGAAACTATGTTATGTAGTATTAAATACCATTTATGTTTTATTTGTTATGGCAATTTCAAAAAAATTTTTGAATTTCTTTGAAAATTTTAAAAATTAATACTAAAAAATAATAATTATTAATTAAGATAACCATATAGACCAACAAAGCAGGGAGAATATACATAAATATTCAATGCTATTGTATAATATACATTGTTAATAAGCGGGTATAAATATCATATTAAATGTAATGAATGGTAATAATTAGGTAAAATAATTGGTAATTCTGGCTATTCTCAATTAAATTATTTATATAACTAAAGTGTGAAGTTGGAGTAAATACAGTTATATCAATGGATAGAAGGTAATTTTGATATATTCGCTAACTACGTGAAAAAAATCTTTAGCGAAGTTGGCATATCAGTTGAAATACATTATCATTTGTGTAAATTAGAATAAATGTATAAAAATTAAGTAAGGTACTACTTAAAATTTTGGTTTTATTTAAAAATTGATTCCCCCTTTCCTTTAAAATAGGGCTTTAGTAGACTACTTTTTTCACGCACTAAAAAATTTATGTAATTCGGGGCAATAACTTCCATATAGCTAATATAATAGTAATTAAATTTGAGGTATATAATTATACCTCTTTTATATTTTAATAGCCTTAAAAGCCAAATTCACGAATAAATATTTGCTAGAATATAGTAAAATCAATGCTTCTATTTTTAAAAAATTAGTATATCAGGAGGATTCTACTATAAGTTTGTAGAATATTATGGTTATATGAATAAAGTATGAACAATTTAATATAGATATGGGGGATTTATTGTGAAAAAGAAAATAGGTATTGTAGTAGGAATAATTATTGTTTTGGCATTAGTATTTTTAGGAGGATATTATTTTGCTAGTAAAAATATGAATAGTAGTAAATCTATATCAAATAAAGCAATTACTCAACAAAAACCTAAAGGAGATAATAAAATTGATGGGTTTAATTTAGGGGTTTTGACTAAAGATGAATTTCATAAAGCTGAAAATTTAGGACAAAAATATAAAAATAAAACGATTAGCGTAGAGGGGATTAATCAAAAAACCAATGGCCAAGATGTATTCAAACAAACATATGGTTTTCGTTTTATAATACACACACCATATGCTAAAGTTACAAATACCAGTGAAGAGTTAGCTGAACAATATTTAGATATTACCGATAAAAATATGATACAAAAAATCAAGGATGAAAAAACAGATATAAATACTTTTGATTGTATGGCTTTTATTGGTGGAGATAGTTTGGAGTTTATAAAAAGTATGCATATGGTATTAAGAGTATATGGTAAAAATCAGACAAAAGTATTACAATCACAAAATGTTATCTTTGCAAATAATGGATATGCTGAAATGACAGATTTCTTTCCAGATAATCCAAATTATATGGGAGGAATTGTTGGTACTTTTTCTGCAAAAGATGTAGTAGCATTAGAACCAACTAAATTAGAGATTATAGTCATATATCCTGATGGGAAAGAAGTAAAACAAGCATTTGATTATAATACACTAAATCAATTATAAATTTAAAAATATTTAAGGAACTGGCTTATATTTTAAGTTGGTTCTTTTTTGTGTAATGTATATAAAATTAATTATAGGAGGCTTTTAAATGACAAATATAGATAGATTGAAAATGGAAATAGAAGGAATTGATCTAGATGATGATAAATTATCTGTGTATTTGCAAGAGAATAATCTTACTTCAACGGAGGAATATACTCCAACAAGCAATATAAATAAAAAAAATATATATCGTGCTGCACTAGCTATTTTGGAGAGTATAGCAAATAATCCCACGTATATGAGAAATATTAAAAATGACGATATGACTATTAGCCAATTTTCAAAGAATATTAATGATCGAATTGATGCACTTGACAGGAAAATCCGCCTAATGAGTTCAGATGATTCGGATGATGGTACTGGAGCAAGTTTTGTATATATGTTTACAGACTAAGGAAGTGATAATATAATGGTAGATAATTATTTTAATATCGGAGATGCTTATAATATTGTAGAGAATGAGTTCGGAGAAGAATTTACAATATCTACAGATCTGACAGATTTACATACCGGCCTATTCCATAAGATAGATGATAAAAACAAGGGAATAGATACAATGTATTTACTCACAAATACATATTTGCAGCAGGGTAATATAATTCAATATAGAGATATAAATTATATAGTGATTACTAAAAATGAGGAAAATAACCAGGATACATATAATAAATACATAGTAAGAAAATGCCCTTATAATATTAATTTTTCTATTAATACAAGTATGAATACTGTGGTGGGCTATATAGAAACCAAAACAATAGATGTGACTACTGGACAAACGATCATTTTGCCTACTGGCACTATAATTGTAACAATGCCTTTAAATTCTATTACAAATCAGATAAAAGTGAATGATAGATTTATTAAAATGAAAAGTGCCTGGAAGGTTACTGGGTTGGACTTGAGTCTGGAGGGACTTTTAAAGATCACAGCAGACATAGACACCGTTCAATCTGGTGACGATCTAATAAATGAGATACCAGCAGGAAGTTATTTTTATAATTATGTGATGACAGTTTCTCCAGAAAGTATTACTATAGATGCAGGGACAACGCAACAAATAACAACCACAATAACGAATTCGGGGACAACCGTAGAAAATCCTAATCTTACATATACATCCGATAATACAGATATAGCAACAATTGATAATACTGGACTTGTTTCGGCCATTGCTGAGGGTAATTGTAATATAACAGTTAGTTTTGTTGGTGCAGATGGTAACACATATACAAAAACAATACCAACGGTAATAAATGCTGTGGTTGCTAAAACAGTAAGATTTTTTAATGGTACTAGTGAGATTACTACACAGCCATATAAATTATTAAATGCTGATACTGTAACAATAACTGCATATGCTTATAATGGAGATATGCAAACAGCAGATATATTTACTTTTGCAGTAACTTCACAAAATGGTGGAGATAGTTCTTATTATAAATTAACTGTAGTGGATGGAAATAAGTTTAATTTAGAAAATATTAAAGGTGATGGCGGGGAGTACGTAACCATCACAGCAACGGGAGCAGACGGAGTTACAACCGCAGATATTAAGATAAGATTGGCCGGCGAATGGTAAAAAAGGCCTTGACAAAATAATCCTGAAGAGGTAAATTTAAAGCAAATAGATGTAATCTATGCTTTAAAAAAATGTATGATTTATTGTTAAAGATAGTTATATCAATGGATAATAGATAATCAATTTTGGTGGCAGATTCAGGTTCTAGTGAAAGAAATTTCATGCAGGTTCAAGTCCTGTTATCCGCACCAGAAGATTAGGTCAAAATAGATGCAGGGCTGAAAAGCCAGTGCTTATGCGGCCTGACGAGGGTTTTGAAT